CTGATAATGTATTCGTCCATGGGTGTCACGGAAAGTAGGCAACTTCTCAAGCCTCTGGATAGTTTTGAGGCCCTTCTTGTACTGTAGTACTTTGAGTAGGGGCCTTGCATCCGTATCGTGTTGAGATAGGTATGTGAGGGCGGCTTCATCAGTTGGGTACTTCCCTTTCCTGGTCCTCTTCACAGCCTTGAGGCTGCCACAGATGGGAGGGACCTCAAACCCTAGGGTCTCGTACAGGAACTTTTGCACCTGCTTGGGGCTGTTCCAGTTCAGCTCTGGTTTACCGGTCCACTTGTCAATGTCGGCTCGGAGGGTGTCACTGCTTCGTCTAAGCTCTCGTACAGCGAGGTCACATCGGTGTGGGTCAAGATCAAATCCGTTAGATTCTGCCTCTGTGAGTACATACAGGCTGGGGTTCCACACTTGGTTGTAGAATTCGAGTAGTGATTGTCCGGGTTTCCATTCGATGCCGACCAGTTTCTTTCGGAGTGTATGAAACAGCCGCAGGGTAACTTCAGCGTCAAGGCTAGCATAGTCATATAGATCTTCCAGTTTGTCCTCGTACCAAGGGTTAGTCTGCACCTCGGTCAGAGGAATCAACTCCCTGGTCTTGTAGAAGTACTGGTGCTCACCCATTATGTAGGTGGTCACCCTCTCCCCGTCAATCTTCCTCCAAGTCTTCTTCTCTTTCTCTACTGTCTCCACCTTCCCTGGCTTAGCTCGACTGAACAGTTCCTTGAACCCAGTCATCTTGTACCCCAAGGATGCCCCCAAAGGCTTCAACCCATGCCTAGCCTCTGGGTGGTTGTACGCTAGCTTGGACATGTGCATGGTGTCCCCGATGATACCCTGGAGATTGATGCCATGCTTCCTGAACATGTGTCGGTCAAAGCCGAAGACATTGTGGCCCACCTTCTTGCGCCAGGTGGCTTCGAGGAAGTCTTTGAAGATCTCTAGAGATTCAGCCGGGAGATAAGCTCGCACAGGGCTGCCCCCGCCATCAAGCCAAGCGAGAGACCAACACACAATGCGTCCAGTGGGGCCGCCGGCCGGCTCAACCCTTGGGTCGATTCCCTCAGTCTCTGTGTCCACCCCAAAGACACTTCCCTCCGTAAACTGTAAGAGCTTTTCATTCAGCTTCCTCGCTTCCTCTAGTGTTTTTACTACGATCATAGACAGCTATCCCTCCATACGCTAGCGATTCTTCCATGTCCATTTCCACCCTTGCCCTCTTGCTACATCTCCACCGACGAATCAGACTCTTCTCCGTGTACATGTTGTGGCCATACTCCTCCTTATTCCAGTCGAAGTTACCTGGGTCAAAGACGTTGTACTTCATGTAGGTCCGAGACCCTAGTGCTCCGTAGACACAGACCCAGTGGGACCAATCGTCTACACACAATAAGACTGGTAGTCCTCTCGTAATACAGTCGTCAAGCCAGTTGATACCCTCGTTCCATACATCAGTCTCATATGGGTCAAGAGAGAACCCGAAGTGAAGGATTCCTCTATGGATCTCTTCATCCCCTGAACCCTCATCGATCTCAGTCCCGCAGGCTTCCGCAATTCTGGTCTGGGACAGTCGTACACCATACTGCCTAAACGCTCGTTGGAGAGAGGCTGGGCCGCAAAGGTAGTCATCTTCTTGGAGGCCATACCCTTGCCTACCCATACATCCTCTTCAACCGGGTGAGGCTGATCTTCTCAAAGTCATAGGTTCCTGGCTTGAGCATGTGCTTGATGATGATACCCTGGAAGTGCTTGTTCCCTTGAGGCCCTGGATACTTCATCTTATGCGGGTAGAAGCTGCCTGCAATCATGCTCATTCGGAGACCTTCCTCAGTTGGAAGCTCAGTGTATTGGAATCCGGGACTGTGCCCGGCTGTACACGACATGAGGTTAGCCTGTAGTTGAGCCTTAGCAGAGCTGGCTCCAGATCTAACAGACATTGCAGAAGACTTCCCGGCAGTAGTTCGAGTAAACATGTGGCTGTAATAGACACCTGAGACTTTGACTGGTTCCTGATAAGGGTACACCTCCCACCCCATATTCTCGAATCGATCCTCGTACTCTTCAACCAGTCCAGATATTGCAGGGATAGTTTGAGCCAAGAGACGAGGTCTCTCATCGTGATTGCCTCTAGTAAGTATCCGTCTGCAACTATGGTTACCAAGTCCTGCTTCGAATTCCTCATTCCCCCGGAAGCCGATTTCGTAGTCGGCTCTAATGTTCCGGCTACCGAGGATGCCTGGCTTGTCCTTGTCATACTTGCAGGAGGAAGGATGGTCATTGTAGTCTCCAATCTGCACAACGCAGTCTACCCCCCACTCCTTTGCAGCCTGGCCAGCGTAGTTCATATGCTTGACACTCTTGCCGGGTTCGAACTGGGTGTCGGGGATCAACATGATAGTTTTATACTTCATTCATACTCCTTCAAGCAATGCAAATTCCGTAAAGCTTCCTCATCCCCAGGAAATAGAATAGGCAACAACTTCCCTGTGAACATAATTCTACTCATGAAGTCCAAGGCATTGGGGGCCATGATACTGATCCAATTATTACCAGCACTACCGTACTGATCATGGTTAAGGTCGGCTGCATGACCCAGCTCGTGAGCAAACAGGAGATACATCCCTGTGATGTCGTGCATGGGAGCCCTAACTGTGTTGATCTTCATAGCATGGGGTAGCGGCTGGTCCATCTCCATCCTTCCAGTGGCCGCCATGAATGGGTACTCCACCACAATGATGTCTGCCTCGTCTGCCTTGTCCGTCTCCTCAAAGATGCCACAGGGGTACATGTCGATGGCGTACTCCAGTGCCATCCTGTACGGGTTCCACCTCTTTCCAGCGTAGACCTTTAGTGGAGGGTCCTTCATCTTGATAGTAGATGGGTGGTTCAGAGGGTAGAAGATGGCTCCCCCGGTGGCAGTGGAACAGCTAGTCGTACTCAATAAGGCAGCTATCGTTATCACACATGTCATCAGTGACTTCATGGTCAACTCCTTCGCTGAGGTTTAGGGGTAGTAGGTCATCCACCACTCGTTCATACTCTGTCTTGGACATCACCTGTTGGGGCATATGTTCATACCCATCTGTTTGCAGAGGAAGCATTGAGATACCTTTGAGCCTCGATTCATACATACTAAGGGCGGTCGGTATATCCCTGGCCTCAGAATCTGTGAACGAGACTGTACTGCTGACTTGGTTGTCTGCCCACCAGTACTGGAGCTGGGCTGTGAGTTCCAGTTGCTCCCACATCGTAGCTTCTCCTCTACCTTTCGAAAAGCTCTTAACCTTGCAAGGGAAATAGACAGCGGTGGTGTTTGGCTCATTGGTCTCTACACAATAATATCTAGCTCGCCGCAGGTGGGGCAGGTAAGGAGAATCTGTAGCAAATCGGATGACCTGCCAGTAGTACTCACTGATTGGATAATGGATTCCTTCACTGACTCCCGGCAACTTAGACACAGTACCGCTCGGTTTGACGGACGTAAGCTTGATAGATCTAGGAACACAGAGCCAGTCTGAGTAGACTTCGTCATAATGCTCTACCCATGAGTACCCTTGATCACATATTCGGAAGTAGGGCCTCGCCCCATACTTAGCGATGGCCTCCGTGATGCCGCTTTGAGAACAACCGATCCTCCGGTTCCTAAGCATGACTGCGTTTGTCCTAGGGTCGTGAGTCGGAATGCACGTGACCGTCTTTGCATATAGGTAAGCAAATTTAAGCGTGCGGTAGTAATCCTCGGCCCCTTGATGGAGTGAGGGAAACGTTTCAACGAGGCAGCATAGCTCTCTACTTTCCAGCGTCTGCTCACTGCACGGGTTAGTGCCCGATGCCCGCTCATCATCGTAGTTAGGCTCATCCTTCATCCTTCCATAAGCTTGAGCATTCTTCAGCCAGAAGATACCTGGCTCACCATTCTTTGCTATCCTCTCAGCGATACCTGTGTAGACAGGGGGATCAACAACTGAGTTATTGCTTGCCCAGTACCAAGGCCTAGCTACTTTATTGCTCTCGCTCTTGAGGTCTAGGAACTCCTCACTGAGATCACCCAAGGCAATCTCTGCCGACCGACGAACGTTACCGCTGACTACACACCTACCAATAGCATTAAAGAGGTCGGTGATGTCTGTGGCTGTGATCGTATGAGCTACTCTCCGATTGAGGATGACCTGGATGTCCTCCACCAACTGCTTCAGTGGCTCCGGTCCAGACGATGTGCCACCGAAGCTCTTGATAGGAGCACCAGCAGGTCGTATCCCGGAGTAATCAATCTCCTGGGGGATGGTACCAGAGCCGGCGTAGGCCATTAGGCATCGGCTGAGCAGGTCTACCCAACCCTCTCGACTGTCCTCTACTACATAGGTACCAGCCCTACTCGGGTGAGTGATGACTACATTGCCAGCCCCTCGAACGTCGAAGCCCACTCCCACTCCTAGCATAGACATGTCCATGCAGAAGCAGAAGGGGTCGAAGAAGTTCTTGTTCGTTAGGTCCACAGTGGAGACGAAGGCACAGTTATTCAGAGCTGCCCCTCCGTGACGGCGGACATAGTCTGTCCCCATCATCCATAGCCCTCGACCAGGTGGCAGCCACTTGAAGTGGAACAGCCGGTCGAAGGCCTCCTGTGCAGAGGTCTGAGCTTTCTCCCCATCCCAGGGCAGGTTGTACTTCAAGCAGTGTAGCCGCTGAGTCTCATACATCCCCTCGATGACTCTAGTTACTGTGAGGGGCCACTCCTCAGTGCCCTTGATAAGATGTACAGTAGCAAGGTCAATAATGCGATTAGGGACGCTATCCAACGGGCGTGCGTATGTTCGCTTGTAAGTGATATAACCCACAGGCCCCCAAGGGACAGGAGTGTCAAAATAAGGTGCAATAAACTCATCGTGTAGCTGGAAGCTATCGACGGAGGATGCCGGCAACAGTCTCCTCCTTAATCATGAACAGATCGCACTTGTCATCTGCCTGGTTCAGCTTGATCCAGTAGTCAATGGCTGGGTCAATCTGGATCTCATCTCCAGGTTCCAGAGGCAAGGTCCCTCCCTGCTGATAGTGCCAGGTAGCTCGGCCACCTTGGCTGGTCTCCGGTAGGTGAATGCCCTTGATCATACCTGGAGTCTTCCGGGTGACAACGATCCAACCATTCAACGGGGTAGCACTCTTAACATTATCCATTACTCGTCTCCTTCCGGTGGGTTCATTGTTGAACGAACCCGATTAGCGGTGTCAATCCAGTGAGAGCTGCCGGCACTCTTAGCCACCAGCCACCTGTCTTGATTCGTTAGTTCTGTTTCCACAAATTTTGGCTCTGATACAGATGTAGGTGTTTTGTCTACACCTATGTATTCCTGAGCCCTGTTACAATACCAAGCTGCCTTCTGCAAGTCCTTCTTGGGGCTTTTTTTGTACATACATCTCCAGAGGTATTTGATAGCGCAGCCTCTGCAGTAGGCTAAGGCTCCTGCCTTTCCTAGGGCAGCCTCAATGGCCTGGATGCACTCGATGTCCCCCTGGGTGTAGTGATCTGGGTGGTTGATCCTGTCCCTCTCCACTAGTCCTCCAACAGCAGGTACTCTACATCAACTGATGCCGTATCTGCAATGATGTATGGGGCAGTAGCATCAGCGTCCAGTCGGAAGAGGCAGACCTCTCCAGCTCGGAGTCGAATGAGGTCACTGGCCCCAGTACCTTGCCGAATGGATACGAAGTTCGTATCGTCTAGGTTCTTGGCCATGAACCAACCGCCAGTGCCGCAGTCACCTAGGTCCAAAGCCTCCTCGGAAGTACCAATGCTAGCCACCTTGTGCAGCATGTTGGTACCAGTCATGGTCACAGCCAAGCCAGTCTTACTAACAGTAGCACTAGCATTGTTCTTGGTAGCCGTGAGGCTAGCGGTTAGACTAATTTCATTCGCCATCTTGTTCTCCTTTTTCTATCCGATACAGACACTCCCAGATGAAGTGCCGAGGGGTTTCTTTGTGGTTAATCTGTACTAGCTTCTGACTCTTAGCAATTTGAGCAAACCTCATGTAGGCTGCATCTCTATCGTACTTCCGTTTATCTAAGGCGACTACCCTCTCAGGTACTAGCTCGTAGTTGCCATCATGTGTGGGCTGGGCCTCCCTGATCAGAGCATCAACTTCTTCCTCTGTCAGTTGAGGTTCCTCTCGGTCATCCATGAGGTCAACTAGGTCCATCTCGTTTGGGGGCTTCCGTGGTTTCACTCTTCAAACTCCTCGACCTTGATCCTTATATAGTGCTTCCCATCCTCCGATGGTTCTTGCTTATAGACTCTTTCACAAGAAGCAGGGTCGTCATCGGTTAGGATGTTATAGTCCTTCACTAGTACATCCACAATTGGTTTGGCCCCCTGGGCTAGGTTGTCGGTGTCGAAGGCC